CGTAGAAAGGGCGAAAAAACTCCACCCCAAAACCGATTTCTACATCGATTTTTTCTCCTGACGGGGCGTATACTGATTTTACTAAATCTAAATTTGGTTTATGTTCTTTTACAAATTTTCTAAATTCTTGTGAATCTTTGATTGGCATTTGCTCAACGAAATTGTGAATATTCATTAAATCTCTATTACCCGCAATAGATTTAATCATCATCTCTAGTTGTTTGGTAATAACTGGAGCAACCCCAATACCATTCCAACTTTCTTCGATTTTTTCAATTTCTTTGAGTTGTTTTTTAGTTAAAAATTTAAATGTTATATCAACATTTGATTTTGAAAAATGAAATTTAAATTCACCCATTTCATCTGGAGTTAATGTAAAATCTTTAAATTTTACTTCACTTAAATCCACAACTGTAGTGAATTCCTCATCTGTCTTTGGATCTCGTAAATAAAATGTGTATTCTGGACCAAAAGATGTGTTTCTTAAAAAGATAAGAATAGCACTTCTATCTTCATCCGCCAATTCTTCAATTGGTAAATCTTTATCTAATATTTTTCTTTTCAATAACTCATCAATAACTGTGTTAGTTTTAAGTAAGTTTTGAGCAGATAAAATATTTTCATCAGCAGCGGTTAAGTAGGCCACTCGAACTGATTTTTTCTTGTTTGCGTAATGAATACCTTTAGAAGGTAGTTCAACTACATCATACGCGATTGTTGGGTCTATTGCAAATTGTTCCATAGTCTTAAATTTACTTAATAACTATGTGAAAGTAAAGATTTAAAATAAAAAACCAACAACCCATTAGACAGATTTACTAATTCGGTTGTTGGTTTAATAATATTATGTAAAGAATGATATTAGTATACTTGAATACATCTATCCATTCTCAATGTACATTGGATAGTAGCGATTGCGTCGTTGTTGTAATCCAAATCACCAAAGTTTAAGTCGGTGATGAATGTACCTTGAAGAATCCACTTTTCAACCACAACTCCTGTTGGGTCTAACATTTCAAGTTCAATGTCTTTCTTATATCCAGCAGCATATCCCATTCTACCTGTTACTGATTCTGCGTGTAAACGGAACCATTCCATTAAAGCTTGTGATGCCGAAGGACCGATTGGGTCTTTAAATGTAACTTGAAGAGCTTCCCAAGTAAATCTACCCGCAACGTAAGTTGAAGTGTTTAAGAAAGGAATTTCAACCGAGTTAATTTTAGCACTAGGTCTTTTAGCTGAAGTAACGTACCATTCGTTGATACCCAATGATGAAGGGAATCTAACAATGAATCGGTTAACTCTTTTCGGTTCGTAAGGAACCGGCATTTTCATTAGTAAATCTGCCATTTTGTATTTGTTAAGTTTTTAGTTTATCTTTTCTATAAATATAAGCCAAATGGAAAATAATCTTTTTTCTGATTTTTATTGTCTTGAGCTTGATTATGTCAATTATTTTTCGTAGTTTTTTACTAGACTAGTTTAAATAGGTTCTAGAATAAATTACTTTTTAAATAAAATAATTAAAATATTACTAATAAATACTAGAATATCTAGTTCTAGAATACTAGTATAAGTAAAAAAATATAATTGTTATAAAAAATGGTTCCTTGTGGAACATACATTTTTAATAGAAAAGGGGTCCCGTAAATGGAACCCCTTTCTTTTTTATATCTCCTTTTAGATTAGATATTCTCAAATGAAGCCCCTGTTGGGGTAATTATGAACTCTAAATCAATAAATTCAAGAGAACGTGTTGGTTTCACATAGATTTTACCTCTTAATGTGTTAGCGTCAATATCCTCTGGGTCATTCGAAACCGTTACACGGAATTCATATAAACCTCTTTCTTTCTTAATTGATTCTAGAATTGGATTTACCAATCTTAAGAACTCATTTCTTACTTGTTCGTCATTTTGTTCGAATAACAATCTAACTGCAACCGCTGATATTAATTTTCTTGCTCTTAATAACAATCTTCTTACGTTAATTCTATCTAAGGCAGATTCTCTAACTTGAAGAGTTTTATTACCCCAGATAATTGTACCTGTATCAGAGAATGTTGCAATTGGGTTAATTCTGTTAGCATATAAGTCATCTCTTTCATCTAAAGTTAATTTTTTAGACGCTTTGATTGCATTTACTAAACCTCTCGAGTAACCAGCAACTGCAAACCAAGGGTAAGATACGTTATCAGTTAACGCAATGTTTTTAACAACTTCACCTGTTGGTGGAATGTATAATTGAGTTGCATTATCTGTGTCTCTTACTTGAATCCAAGGCCAATATGTTGCTGAATAGTTCGTATCCAACGCAACTGTATCAAGATTACCGATTACATCTTCAGTACTAGTCACGTTAGGTGAACCAATAATATAAAGTGAATCCGCTCTTTCGTTTTCTACCATATCAATTGCTTGAGTGGTTAATGAACTATGATCGAAGAAGTTGATACCCGGAGTTGCAAATACGTTAATATCTACAGCTTCTGGGTTAGCGAACGTTTCAATACCTTGTAAGTAAGCGTAGTAATCGGAGTTTCCAACTGTATTACTAAACACTCCACTATTACCTGTATGACCACTTACATATGTATTTTTTCCAAAAATGTAAGCATCTCCGTTAGTTCTAACGTCTCTATAGATATCCCATCCATCCCTACCTCCGTATACTGCGAATGTAAATTTACGATGTGAGATATTTTCTAATAATCCTTTGTCTGAACCTTCTAAATCATATGGAGTACATTTAAATGATGTTCCAGTAACCGCAGATGCGTTTGATGATAAGTGGAACCCGAATGATTGTCCACCCGCATCTCCTCCTTTAAATTTCAATAAATCCTTATCAAAACCAACTTGTGAAGAAAGACCTAAAGATACTTTTCTTACTTTATCTCCATTAGATAATACTGGTGTACCATCTGATTCATAGTAACTTACATCACCCGCAGAAAGATATTCAGTCTTATATACTGCACTTCCTAAAGTTGATCCTGAGAATGCGTTGTCTGTTAAGAAACCTTTGAAACCAGCAGGAAACGCATCTGTTGGGTGATTTGATGACATCACTAACATAACATATTTTGAACGTAATTCAAATTCACCATCAGAAGTACCTACTTTTCTAGCAACATATCCTGGTAAATCTGGATTCATAGAACATCTAGTGAATTTTTCAAGTACCACCATATTTTCATCTGTATCGTTAAAATCTCTCACGATTAAATCGAATTCACCAGAGTCAACGTTAATGTTTTGAACCATAACTTTAACTTGGAAGTTTGCCGCTTCACCATCTGAAATTGTTTGAACTTCAAATAAATCTGCAACATTTCCACCTCTAACTTCTGAAACAATCATTGGAGAAATTGTGGTATCCCAAGGATGTAAGAAATTATCTCCATCAAGGTTATATGCCATTGTTGTGTTAATACCTCTTACTAAACCTTTCTCGAAAGCGTGTTTTAATAATTTTGGATATACTTCGTGAACATAAACAGCATAATCATCAGTTGATTTATCGAACACATCACTTCCCAATACTTTTGTAATGTATTTTGAAGATGTTGTATCTAATGAACAAGTGAAAGCTTTGGTTCCGCTATTTAATCCAACTGTTGTTAATGTGAATTCAGAGAATACATTTGTAGATAAACTACCAACACTTGTAATAGTAACACCTGAGTTTGCAGTTACTTCGTGTGTCAATGTTTGACCTACATATCTACCTCTTGATCTTAAAGCAGCAACTACAATGTTATCGTAGTCTGTATTTAAAGATGCATCCCACAAGAATTTAGTTCCAGTAAAACCTGTACCGTTCCAAACAAATAGATAAGAGAAAACGTGAGTTATTGATGACCCACTATTAAAGAATACATTATACCATTCTTTATTGTTATTTGAACTATCTCTATTTGCACCATTTAATGGTGAAGAAACTTCAGTACCGCTTAATCCTGAAACACTTGCGTCTGGAACAAGACCTATAACAAACCATTGACCTGTTTGTCCTGCACCATATCCTGCAAAATTATCTGTGATATAATCAGTTATTGATGTACCATCTACAGATGTCTTTCCTGAAAGTTCTGAATAAACTGTACTTCCTGTGATACCTGTTAGGGATGGGTTTAATGTGAATCCTGTTGATGTAGGGGTTTGAGTCTTATCAACGGTGATACCACCTAATGTCTTAATACCGAATGTTTTGTAAGGTTTGTACCCTGTAAGACCCAATACTCTAGTTACGAATAATTGGTTTGACTCTTGCAAGTACGACTTAGCTACATATGGTAATTCATATTTTGGGTTACCCACACCGTCTTTTGAAGGTGAAGTTGGACCAAAGTATGTTTTGAATTCGTCGAAACTACTTATTAGAACTGGTTCGAAAGCAGGACCCTTTAAGGTCTCACCAACTAAACCAAGAGTTGTTACCCCGACGCTTTGAGCTACGAATGTTAAATCTTTCTCTGATGTGTAGACACCTGGAGAAACAAATACTCTGTTTGAATTTGCCATCGATTAATGTTTGGTTAATATTTTTATTACTTATTCTATAAATATCTTTGTTTTTAGCAAAGATTTCCGTACTTTCCTTAAAAAGATAGTTATTTATCTTTATATATCTTTTAATATCTCATACAATGGAAAACACCCAAAAAAACGTTAAAATAAGTGATAAACACCACGAAATGTTAAAAACTTATTGTGATAAAAATGGTCTAAAAATTTATAAAGTGTTAGAAAAATGGATTGAAGACTATTGTAAACCTAAAAAGAAAGACATATATGGTGATGATTAATACAGATATGTGATACCTATTTTAGAACCTAAAACAGGAGTTCCTTGTAAAGTAATCTCATTTGATTCTGTAATTTCAAAACCTATACCCTCGTCCTCAACAAGACCGTTAATATCTAAGGTTACAACACTATCAATTGTATTTTGAACTGTAAATGATACGGTTGTTCCGTCATATATATAATATTCTGTAGTAACCTGAATTGGTTTACCATATGTATCAATAAACACACTATTTCTACCTTTATAATATGTTATCGATACTGAACTACCTTCTTGAGGTGGAGTAACAAAAGTGATTTTAGATGTTCCAGGTATATGGAAATAATCTACATCCCTTTCTTGAATAAGACCATTAATTGTGACATTAAACAACATACCAATACTTTCACCCACACTAAAGGCGGTTTGCATACCATCAGCAACAAATGTAGCGACGGTTATATCAATTGTTTTATTAATGTATTTTTTCTGATATCCTTTTGATTGAATGAATTCATTCATAAGGAACATCCTACTTACAGCGGGTTTAACTTCAAACTCTTCACTATCAATAAGGAATCCTAACATTGTAAACTTGTAATTTTGAATGTAGAATCTACGACCATCAATAGTATCCATCGGAGTGTTATCATCAATAGAATCAAGTACGATTGGTATGTAATGACCTTTTACG